ATGAGAAAAAACGCACATGCCGCCTTGGCGCAGAGCGAGGATACGACGGAGGAGCTGATCGGCGTCCTGACCGCCATCAGCGTGGTGTCAAGGCGGCTGGCGAGAAAGCTGGCGCTGCTTGACAAATCGGCATCAGCGGAAAGGAGGAAAAGTCAGGATGGAGCAGCCAGCGCCGAAGTTACCCATGCCGATCAGAGCCGCGCCTTATAAGCATCAGGTCGATGCATTCAACTTCGTATGCGGGAAGTTCGGCTTGGTTCCGGTGAGTGGGATGGCCTCCCCCGGCGCGGCGCTGCTTATGGAAATGGGCACAGGCAAGACAATCACCAGCATCGCCGTCACCGGCGCCCTTTATCAGGCAAGCCGGATCCGCAGGGTTTTGGTGGTCGCGCCGCTCTCCATCCTCGGCGTATGGGACGAGGAATTCGCCAAGTTCGCGGCTTTCGATTACACACTGGCAGTGCTTACCGGTACCGGCGCGAAAAAGGCCGACACCCTGCGGCATATGCGGGGTTCTCCCCTGCAGGTGGCGGTGGTGAATTACGAATCGGCGTGGCGGCTGGAAAAGGAGCTGCAGGCGTGGAATCCCGATCTGATGATCGCCGACGAGGGGCACAAGATCAAGACACACAATATCGCCGCTTCAAAAGCCATGCACAGGCTGGGCGCGCGGACGCGGTATAAGCTGCTGCTCACCGGCACGGTCATCACGAACAAAGCCATCGACGTATTCAGCCAGTACAAGTTTCTCAATCCGGCGATCTTCGGCCAGAGTTTCTATGTGTTCCGGAACCGGTATTTTGATATGACGGGCTATGGCCAACACACGCCGGTGCTCAAGCGGTCGATGGAACAGGATTTAATGCGCCGCCTGCACAGCATCGCCTTTCGGGCGACCAAGGCCGAATGCCTTGATTTGCCAGAAACCACGGACATCGTGCGCAAGGTCGAGCTGGAACCTGCCGCCGCGAAAATTTACATGGATCTGGTCAAGGACAGCTATGCCGCGCTTGGCCAGAGCGAAGTAACGGTGACAAACGTCCTCACGCGCCTGCTCCGGTTGTCACAGCTCACGGGCGGTTTTCTCGGTGACGACGAAGGCAACGCGCCCCAGCGGGTCAGCGCAGCCAAACAGGAGGCGCTCGAGGATATCGTCGATGACGTGCTGCAGGAAGGCAGAAAGCTGGTGGTCATGGCGCGCTTCATTCCGGAGATCAACGCCATCCGCAGCATGCTCGAAAAGAGGGAAATCCGGTATTCGCTGATCATGGGCGGCGTGAAAGACCGGGATATGCAGGTGTCGGCGTTTCAGAGCAACCCACAGGTGCAGGTGTTTGTCGGACAGATCGCCACAGCGGGGCTGGGCGTGACCCTCACCGCCGCCAGCACGATGGTTTTTTACAGCTTGGATTACTCCATGTCGAACTTCGAGCAGGCAAAAGCACGCATTCACCGTGTCGGCCAGAAGGAAAATTGCACCTACATATACCTGACAGCCAAAGGGACGGTGGATGTGCGGGTCATCAGGGCGCTGCGGGATAAGGCCGATCTGGCGAGGATGCTGGTGGACGATTACAGAAACGGGTTGAATCCCTTTTCAGACGGGAGGTGAAAAGCATTGCAATCGCAGGATTACGAAGGAAGCGGTCAGCTCGACGGCACACTGTCGGACAGCGAAAAAATGTTTGAGCTGGCCGAGCAGCTCCGAGTGCTTCGGGAGCAAAAGGAAGCCGCCGAGCAGCAGCTTCAGGAGCTGAATGCCAAGATTAATGAGACGGATTACCGGCTCTCGGAACTGATGGCAGAATCCGAAACGCAGAATTTTACGCGCGGCGGCGTGATGTTCTATCTGGTCACGAAAACGCGGGCGTCCGCCGTGGCGGGCTGCAAGGAGGAGCTGTTCGCGGCACTTCGCCGCGAGGGCTACGGCGAACTGGTGACGGAAACCGTCAACGCCAACTCCCTGTCATCCTTCGTCAAGGAGCAAATCGAAGAAAACGAGGATGTTTTACCCGACTGGCTTTCAGGGCTGGTGAACGTCTTTGAAAAGACCTCGGTCGGGGTTCGCAAGGCTTCAAAATAACACATTTAAGGAGGATTTCAAAATGTCAAACAAAAAAGAAACGGCGCTCACAGAGCATAAAAGCAGCGGCTTTCTTCAGCTGGCGGATGTGAATATGGCCGAGATGATGACTGAGGAGCTGGACGGCTTGGACATGAGCTTTGAGCGGATCAAGATTCCTTCCGCAGGCAGCACAGTGTTCGAGGTTCCGGGAGAAAATCCGGGGGAACCGGATACCGTCAAAGAGTTCTCGGCGGTGATCCTGTACCATCACCCGCTTTTCGCCTACTACAAGAGCAAGTATACCGGAGGCAACAACCCGCCTGATTGCGGCAGCTTCGACGGGATCACCGGGGAGGGCGATCCGGGCGGCAGCTGCAAGACCTGCCCGTACAACAAATTCGGCTCGGGCGAGAATGGTTCCAAAGCGTGCAAAAACCGCCGCCGCATTTTTGTGCTGCGGGAGGGCGAGATTTTCCCGCTGCTGCTCTCCCTTCCGACCGGCAGCTTGAAGGAGTTCACGAAGTACATCAAGCGGCTATTGGGCAAGGGTAGAAAATCCAACAGCGTGGTCACGCGGTTTTCGCTGCGCAAAGCCACGAACAGCGGCGGCATCGCCTATTCACAGGCACAGTTCGCCATCGACCGCGTCCTCACGCCACAGGAATACGCGCTGCTGGAGAAGCTGTCCGAGCAGGTAAAAGTATTCAGCAAGCAGGTGGCATTCAACTTCGACAATACGCTGGATGACGATGGAGAGGATTTCGCCGAAATCGATCCAGCCACCGGCGAAGTCATCGAACCGCTGAGATAAGAATCGGCCTATGGCGGGAGCGCGGCGCAGACCGCCTCCCGTCACAGGCGGCAAGGAGGAAATCATGGACTATCAATGTGTAAAAACATTTTCCGAAATTAAGGATTATCTCGGCGGCGCAACGCTTGTGTCTTTCGATTTTGAAACGAGTCCGTTGGACGACTATCGCAATGAGGAGCGTGCCGCGCTGGACGCGCACAAGGCACACATCGTGGGCGTCAGCTTTTCGGTGGCCGAGAAGTCGGCGATTTATGTACCGCTGGCTCACCGCACCGGGGGAAACGCCACCGATCAGGAAGCTATATGGCACTGGCTGACCGGGGCTTTCTTTCAAAATACCGGAATCATCAAGGTCGCGCACAATCTGAGCTTTGAGGCGATGTTCCTCTATGCTCTCGGTATTGTCATGCAGGCTCCCGTATATGACACCATCGCCGCCGCGCAGATGACGCTCAAGAGCCACACACAGTTTCGGTCGCTGGCCGACAGCGGTTTGAAAACGCTGGTGCCGGAGCTGCTCGGAACCGAGCTGCCCAGCTTCGAGGATGTCACGGCAGGTCGGTATTTTGATGAGCTGGATCCGCAGGACCTGGAAACCGTCCGCTATGCCTGCGCCGACAGCGATTATGCCATGCGGCTTTATCACCTGTTCAACAGATGGTTTGACCGATACCTGCCGAAACACCGCTTCATCGTGGAGCAGATCGAATCGCCCACGGCGATTTACTGCGGGCTGATGAAATACAACGGCCTAACGGTGGATCGGGAGCTGATGGCCGCCAAGCAGGAAGAAGCCGATAACCGGTTGGCTCAGCTCCGGGAGGAGATTGCCTTTATGACCGGCGACGTGAATATCGGCGCGAACGCCGCCACCTCAGCCTTCAAAAAGTATTTATACGACGATCTGAAGCTGCCGGTGTTCAAAACGACGGCCAAGTTTCAGGAGGCCATGGACGACGAGGCGTTGGTGCTGCTGTCCGAGTGGTGCGAGGAAAACCGCCCGGATTTAGTGCCGCTGTTCAAACTGATTCAGGAATATCGAAAATGGGGCAAGATCAAATCCACTTACATCGACGGCTATCTGGAACATATCAGCGAGGCTACCGGCAGGATCCACGCCGACCTTATGCCGCTGGCCACAGAGACGGGGCGTTTTGCGGCACGGAAGCCCAATCTTCAAAACATGCCTCGCGCCGGTACGGACGATATTGGCATCCGTAACTTCTTTGCGGCACCAGAAGGCAAGGTTTTACTTTCATTGGACTTTTCACAAATTGAGCTGCGAGTCGGCGCGTTTTACTGCCGCGACGAACGGATGCTGGAAATCTATCGCACAGGCGGCGACATTCACGCCCAGACCACCTCGGTTATTTACCATATTCCTTTTGAGGATGCAGCGGACAAAAACGCCGAGCATTACAAAGAGTGTCGTACCATCGCCAAGAATTGCAACTTTGGGGTGTTCTTCGGGTTGTTCCCCAAAGGACTGTATCGCAACTTGAAATTCAAGGCAGGACTGAATACGCCGCTGTCGGAATGCGAGCGGATCATCGACAACCTGAAGGCCGGGTACCCCCGCCTCTCGCGGTGGCAGGAGGAAGTTAAAAAACGGGCTGAATACCACAAATATACGGAAACGTGGCTGGGCAGGCGGCGTTACCTGCCGGGCATCGCCTCACAGGATTGGGGCAAGAAGTCCTTTGCCGAGCGGTGCGCGCTCAACACGCCCATTCAAGGGTCGGCGGCGGATATCCTCAAGCTGGCGCTTGGCCGCATCGTTGCCGGATTGACTGACCGCATGTGGCTCCGGCCTTTATTACAAATCCACGATGAGCTGGTTTTCGAGCTGCCCCACGACAAGGTGCCCGAAGCAACGGTTTTCATCAAGGCTTGCATGGAGGCGCTGCCCTTCGAAGGGTTTGACATACCCATTGTGGCCGAAGCGGCGACAGGCCCTCGTTTCGGCGAACTAAAAGAATTGGAGGTATAGGAACATGAAAACAGGAAGAACATTGCAAGATTTAGCGCGGGAGCTTGACCGGCAACGTGAAGCCAAGCGCGATTTTATCGTAACCTCCGACGCAATGATGCTGGAGGACAGCGCGGAACTTTTCAGCTTGTGCCGCCCGCTTCCGAGCGGAATGCGCGAGGTTACGCCATACGGGATGACTGATCTGTTTCACCGACAGCTTGGCGCTGCGCTGGGCATTCCAGCAAAGTATTACGATAAAATGCGCGGCGAATATCCGGAGCTTCTGGCACAGAACGTCAACGGCTGGTTCAGGCATGTACCGTCAAAACATACCATCCGCACGCTGGATGGGACGGCCAGAGCATTTTTAAGCGATAGATACCGCAGAATCGACAATTACGACATCGCCAAAGCGACGCTGCCGATCATTAGCAAGATGCCGGACGCACAGGTCATCAGTTGTGAGGTCACGGAAACGCGGATGTACATAAAGGTGGTCAATCCCCGGCTGGAGGCCGAGGTGCAAAAGGGCGACATCGTGCAGGCGGGCATCGTGATCAGCAACAGCGAGGTCGGCCTCGGCAGTGTGTCGGTCATGCCGCTGGCCTATCGGTTGGTATGTCTGAACGGTATGATCGTGGGCGACTTCGGTCAGCGGAAATATCATGCAGGCCGTGAGCTTGAGGAATCGTGGGAGCTGTATAGCGATGAGACGCTGCAGGCCGAGGACACCGCATTTATGCTCAAGCTGGCCGATATCGTGCGCACCGCCGTCGACGAGGCGCGGTTCGCCACGGTGGTCGATAAGCTGCGGGAGGCCGCCGAGGTCAGAATCACCGCACCGGTGCCACAGGTGGTGGAGCTGACTGCGAAACAGTACGGGCTGACCCAGACTGAGGAAAACGACATCCTGCAACACCTAATCAGCGGCGGTGACCTATCGCTTTACGGTTTATCCAACGCTGTCACCCGCGCGTCGCAGGACGTACCGGACTATGACCGCGCCACGACGCTGGAAGGTGTGGGCTGGCAAATTGTCGCCATGCCCCGGGAGGTTTGGGCGGCCATCAACGAGGCGTGAGGCTATGAGCGTAAACAAATATAACCACGAACGGTATTACGATCCCACCCCCTACGAGGCGCTCACGGCTATCGAACGGAAAAAAAAAGAAAGCAGACGCAGACCGCTGGTGTTCATCTGCTCCCCTTTTGCGGGCGATGTGGAGCGGAACCTACAGAACGCCCGGCGGTATTGCAAATATGCGGTGGAGCAAGGCGCGGTTCCCATCGCGCCCCACTTGATCTATCCGCAGTTTTTGGACGACCGGATCAAGTCGCAACGCAGCCTCGGTCTTTATTTCGGGCTGGTGCTTTTGGAAAAATGCGATGAAATTTGGATATTCGGCAGCACGATTTCCAAAGGCATGCGGCAGGAAATCGAGCGGGCACGGGGCCTTGGAATCAGGATTCGGTTATTCATCAATCAAGGCACAGAGGTGAAATGAATGGATATGCTCAGACGGTTGGGTATCGCAGCCTTTTATATGGCGCTGGTTGTGATCGGCTTCAGCGCCGGGCTTTGCGTCAAGGTGTTTCTTTCGCGCGGGCAGCCGGTCATTCACGGCGGCGGCGAGTTGCTGCTCCTGCTGGCTATTCCGGCCAGTGTCTTCACGGGGTACGTCCAAGGTAAAAAGTCAAGGAGGGACAATTCAGATGGCAAGCAAATCGGTACAGGTAGTCATACCGGAAATTCAAATTAAGCGGGCTGTGTTACGCATCGAGGGAACGACCCCGCTCATCGTCCATAAATTTTCGGAAAAAGCCCGGAAAGAAATTCTGGACAAATGCATGCAAAAGGCCAAATCAGGCAAGGAGCCAAAAAATCCAGTAATGGAATTTATGCAGAGCTTGCACTGGATCACGCCCATGCCTACGGAATACACCGAAGAGGCGTTCGAGGCGGTTTTGGCAAAAGGCGCGAAATTCGGATTCCCTGCCACGGGGCTAAAACAATCGGCGGTTTCGGCGGCTTACCGCGCGGGACTGACCAAAGACAAGGTCAGCGTTTACGGCGCGTTCCATATCCTCGGCGGCGAGCTGGTTGAAATAATCGGCATGCCGAGAATGCGCGAGGATTACGCCGTCATCAATAACGGCGCGCCGGAAATCCGGTATAGAGCCGAGTTCACCGAATGGTCGATTGAATTTGAGGTGGTGTACAACTCCTCGGTTTATTCTCTGGAACAGATCATCAACTTTTTCAACTTCGGAGGGTTCGCAGTCGGCATCGGGGACTGGCGCTGTGAAAAAGGCGGTATTTTCGGAGCATATCGCATCGTCTGAACGTGGCAGGCGGGGTAAGGCAGCGTAGTGCTGGTTGGGGCGCGGTAGTGCGGGGTATGGCATGGCAGGCAAGGTGTGGCTGGGTGAGTTCCGGCAATGTTCGGTATGGTAAGGCGGGGTTTGGCAGGCTTGGTATGTTCAGGTGGGGTGAGGTGCGGTACGGTTTGGCAGGGCAGGATTTGGTTAGGTAAGGCAGGCGTGACCGGGTAAGGTCGGGTGGGCTGAGATACGGTTTGTTACGGTAACGCGCCGCATGGGCAGTTTGGCGGTTCTGCAGAAAAACCGCCGCTTTAAGCAAAGGAGGCATGAAGATGGTCTATCAGTGGAAAATACCCAATCTATATAACATCCCCGCGCAAAAAGCCGGTGAGGAAATAGAAAGCTGTAAAAACAGCGAGGGATTCATCACCCCGGCAGCCGTGGTCGAAAAGGCCAAGGTAAAAACGAGCGTCATTCACGATTGTTTCGAGTGGGACGACCGAAGCGCGGCGGAGCGGTATCGACTGCATCAGGCAGGCGAGCTGATCCGAAATATCGTGGCCGTCAGTGTCAGCGGCAGCGATTCGCAGAACGTGGCGGTCAGGGCGTTTGTGAATGTGAAGTCTGAATCGGAGCGCGGCTATAAGGCAATTTCGGCTGTGGTGGAAAATCGCGCTGAATATGAGTATCTGCTGGACTGCGCAAAGAACGACATGAGGGCATTCACGCAAAAATATGCCGCTTTACAGGAGCTACGTGAGGTGTTTGCGGCGATTCAGGAGGTTTTGACATGAAGGCGCTGTCCATTCCTTTGGAAGAGTTTCTGCGGCCTTTTTTCGATGCGAGCGAAACGGTCTGCCTGCGTATATTTGATGACCGCAAAACAGGAGCGTTTCGCGGACAGAAGCTGGAGTGTGAGGCCGGGAAGATCGCCGCCATGGTGGATACTCTGAAAAAACATAACAAACAGAATCGCGGCATTTATTTCGTGGTCAATTACGGTGGCCATGAGGACGCCGATATCACGCGTATCAACGCGCAGTTTGTGGAATGCGACGAGCTATCCATCGAAGAGCAGATGGCGCAGATCGAAGCGTTTCCCATCGAACCCTCGCTGATCGTCAAAACAAGAAAATCTTTGCACAATTATTGGTTATTGAAGGACGCAAAGGTCGCAGATTTTCGCAGGGTGCAAAAGCGGCTCATCGCGCGGTTCCATGGCGACCCGGCCTGCGTCAATGAAAGCCGTGTGCTTCGGCTGCCCGGATTCTACCATTGCAAAAACGAGCCGATCATGGTGGAGTGCATCAAATTCAATCCGGAACTGCGCTATACGCAGGCAGAGCTGGAGGCGGCGCTGCCCGAGGTGCCGGACGACCCGGTAATCAAAGCGCCAGCGCCCAAAGGCACTCGCAAAGGGCTGGCTCTGGTCGGCAAGCGGTGTCTTTTTGTGCAGCACTGTCGGGACAATGCGAAAACTCTCCCGGAGCATGACTGGTATTCGATGATCACAAACCTCGCGGTATTCGAGGGCGGCGACCTCGTCATCCATACCCTTTCCAAGCCTTATCCCGGCTATAAGCGTGCCGAGACACAGGAGAAAATTAATCATTTTCTGGAGAGCGGCACGAAGCCCATCACCTGTCGGAGGATTGCCGAGAAAGGTTTCGTTTGTCCCAAAATGGAGGATGGCAGCTGCGGCTGCAAGTCTCCCGCCGCTCTCTGTTACAAGGCGCTCTCCGTCGAGGAACTGCGTGTGTTTCTCTCGGAACTGGAGATCCGGAGGTCTGCGGTGGACGATATGCAGACCGCGCAGGATTTCGTCCGCGATTATCTTTACAACGTGGATTCGGTCGTTGCGGGGACGTTCATTGAGTATGAGCTCAAGGAGCATTTCGGCCTGAAAACCAGCGCGGTCAAGCCTTTAGTGGCGCAGCAAAAGGAGCTGTACAAGGCATACCGCGATAACAAGGACACGAAGCGGGAAACCTCCGGCGAGGAGCTGCCCGATTGGTACGAGGTGACGGATCGGGGCCTGCATTTCGTTTCGGGGCTGCTGGCCAATCACATGGCAAAAAACGTGGACGCCTTTTATGGAGCGGAAAGTTATTATCTTTATGAAAGCGGTGTGTATAAGGCTACGTCGGATTTGCAGGCTTCGGCCAAGGTGCGCGAGCATCTGATCGGTCGCTATGCGACCATGTCGGCCATCAACGACACCGAGGGTCAGTGGCGCATGCTTATATATAAGCCGATCCGGGAGATCAACTGCAACCCGTTCATCATCAACGCGGCAAACGGACTGTACAACGTCCTTGACGGCAGCTTCAAGCCGCACACGCCGGAGTATTATTCGACGGTGCAGCTCAAGGCGGCGTACAGGGAGAACGCCGGATGCCACAAGTTCATGAAATTCATAAAAAGCGTTCTGCAGGAACCGGAGGTCTATCTGCTGCAGGAAATTCTCGGGTATTTTTTGATTCCCGTCAACAAGGCGCAAAAGAGCTTTGTGCTGGTGGGCGCGCCCAACGCGGGCAAATCGACGCTGCTGTCCATCGTGCAGGAAATCCTCCTGGGCAGCGAAAACGTGTCGAACGTCCCGTGGCAATCGCTCTCCGACCGGTTCAAGACGGCGGAGCTGTTCGGCAAGCTGGCGAATATTTTCGCCGACCTGCCCTCCAAGAGCGTGGACGATAACGGCATTTTCAAGGCACTCACCGGTGAGGATTACATCACCGCCGAGCGCAAAAACAAGAACCCCTTCAGCTTCAAGCCGTATGCGCGGCTGCTGTTTTCCTGCAACGAAATCCCGCGCAACTACGGTGACCGCAGCGAGGGGTTTTACCGCAGGCTAATCATCATCCGGTTCGAAAATACGGTGCCGCCTGAAAAGCGCGATCCCAACCTGCTGGATAAGCTGGCCGTGGAACGCGACGGCATTTTTATGTGGGCGCTGACGGGATTAAAAAGGCTCATGGCCAACAGCTACATTTTTTCCGAAACCGACGCGACCCGAGCGGAGCTGCAGCGGTACAAGGTGGAAAGCAACAGCGTCCTATCTTTCGTGGAGGATTGCTGCGAGCTGGATGAAAATGCGGAAAGCATACGCGAGGAGCTGTTCCAGCAATATCGGGAGTATTGCAACAAAAACGGCCTGAAGCCCATGTCGCAGGCCAACTTTAACAAGGATATTGAGAGCTTAGGTGAACGGGTCGAGCGCGGATTTGAACGGGTCAGTCGCCGCAAAACATGGCGGGGAATCCGCATGATATAAGGCTTTGAACGGGTTGAACCACTTTTCCCTATTTCTTGCGTATAGAACCAGAATGCTATATGTAGTAAATATTTTAAGATATATATAAGAAGCGGCTGGTTACCCGTTCAACCCGTTCAAACACGCGTAGATACTGGATAATTTCGATTTCAGACCCGTTCGCAGCCCGTTCGGATTGGAGGGCTGGTATGACAGAAAAGGACATCACAAACGCGATCATGCGTTATTTAAAGACTGTGCCTCTCTGCTTTTGTTGGAAAGAACATGGCGGCATGTACGGCACAGCCGGTTTGCCGGATATCATCTGCTGCGTTGGCGGCAGGTTCGTCGTCTTTGAGGTTAAAACACCATCCGGCAAGTTGACAAAGCTTCAGGAAACTACGATTCGGAAAATCAAAGCTGCTAAGGGCGAAGCCTTCAAAGTGACAAGCGTCGAGGATGTCAAAACCATTCTTGATACCTTGGAGGTGCCAGCTCATGTCGATAGCTTGGATTTACTTAGATAAAAAGGCGGCGGCCATCGACGCCTTGAAGGATTACTCCAGCATGGAGTATATCATCAAGAACCATCAAGAGGATTTGGAGGAAGTGCAGGAACGCCTGACCTCGATCCGCTCCTCCCACCTAACCGGTATGCCTTCCGCTCATAATCCCAAAGCGGGCGAAAACAAACTCATCTCCTGTATTGACGAAATCGACGTTCTGAAAGAACGCTACCGTCAAGCGTTGGAGTATATGGATTGGTTCAAACCTGCGTGGGACGCTCTAAACGAGGAAGAGCAATTTGTCCTGTCGGAGTTCTATCGCATTGAGGACGCGCGGCAGACCGACGCGATTGGGGTAATCAGTGACCGGTTCCATATTGAACGTTCTTCGGCCTATAAAAAGAAAAACCGTACGCTTGAACGTCTGGCTATTCTGCTTTACGGAAAATAATATGTCCAAAATCGCGGACGACTTTTGCGTTTCGAGGTGCTATACTGGTAATATCAAAAACTGTGGAACGTTTTCAAAAGCCTTCGGAGCATTTGCTCTGAGGGCTTTTGCTTTACCCGGGAGGTGGCTATATGCCGAGAAAACCCAAACGGCCATGCAGTTACCCGGGCTGTCCGGAGCTGACGGATGGCAGGTATTGTGAAAAGCATCAAAAGGAAATCGACGCGCGATATAACCGATACGAACGCGACCCAGCCACTCGCAAGCGGTATGGTCGGACATGGAAACGCATCCGTGACCGGTATATTGCGGCGCACCCCTTGTGCGCGCGGTGTCTTAAGACTGGCAAGCTCACGCCAGCCGAAGAAGTGCACCATATCATTCCTTTATCCGAGGGTGGCACCCATGACGAGCGAAACCTTATGAGTTTATGTACGCCTTGTCACTCCGAGATCACCGCCCGCGAAGGCGGACGATGGAATCGGTAGGGGCGGTCGAAATCTCTGTGACTCTTCTCTCGTGCAACGGGCGTGGGGTCACGCGCGAAAAGTCGCGGTTTCAAACAAGGTATATACCCCCTGCATTTTTAACATAAAGCGAGGTGATGTGTATGGCGAAGGACGGTACCAATCGGGGCGGTGCGCGGGTAGGCGCTGGACAAAAAAAGAAGCCCCTGCACGATAAAATTCTGGAGGGTAATCCCGGCAGGCGACCTTTGACGATTGTGGAGTTCAAGGACACGGCGGATTTGGAAGGTCAGACGATGCCCCCGCCCCGTGAATATCTATCTGCCAAGCAGAAAAGCGGGAAAACAATGCTGGCTGTGGAGATATATGAAAAGACATGGCAATGGCTGTATGAGCGTCGGTGCGCTCATCTTATCCCTGCGCAGCTTTTGGAGCAATATGCCATGAGCGTGTCGCGGTGGATACAGTGTGAGGAATGTATAACCGAGTTCGGGTTTCTCGCCAAGCACCCCACCACGGGCAATGCTATCCCGTCGCCTTATGTGGCGATGTCGCAATCTTTCATGAAACAGGTTAACAATCTGTGGTTTCAAATATACCAAATCGTAAAGGAAAACAACGCTGCGGATTATAGAGGCATGACGCCCCATGATGATGCGATGGAGCGTCTGCTCAAAGCCCGGCGTGGGAAATAAAACGCTCCCCAAGGCAGGTAAGGCAAGGTATGGTCATGCGGGGTGATATTGGATGAGCCGGGGTACGGTTCAAAACGGATCGGCGAGTTGGTGCAGGTCATTTCGCCGATGCTTTTTTAGGAGGCACGATGATGAGAATCGAAAAAATAAATGCGGCGAAGATCAACGCCGCTCAGTATAATCCGCGAAAAGATTTAAAGCCCAGTGATCCGGAATACCAAAAATTGAAACGTTCTCTTGAAACTTTCGGTTATGTGGAGCCGCTTGTGTGGAACGAACGCAGCGGCAATCTCGTGGGAGGTCACCAGCGACTCAAAGTGCTGTTGGAATTGGGTTATACAGAGATTGACTGTGTTATTGTAAATTTGGGTAACAAGGAAGAACGCGCTTTAAACGTAGCGTTAAACCGCATTCAGGGTTCTTGGGACGAAGCAAAGCTGGCTGAGTTGATGGCCGACCTTGACGCGGGCGCGTTCGATGTATCTCTCACCGGCTTTGACGCTTCGGAAATCGACGAGCTGCTCAACCGCTTTTATGCCAAGGAAGCGGTGCAGGACGATTTCGATATTGATAAAGAAAAAGATCGTATTGAAGGTGAAGGTGCGGTCACGCAGCGCGGAGATATCTGGATGTTAGGCCAACATCGGCTGATGTGCGGTGACTCCACCAGCGAGGCCGATTTTGAAAAGCTGATGGACGGCGGCCACGCGCAGGTGGCGGTTACCTCCCCACCTTACGGTGTGGGCAAAGAATATGAAAAGGCGGGCATCGAGCCGTGGTTTCAAACCATCCGACCGGTCATCAAAAATCTGTGCAGAAATGCGGACATCGTCTGCTGGAACCTCGGTGACCTTTACGCCACCGGCTCCCAGTTCATCGAGCCGACCAGCGTTTATTCTGTAAATATGTTCGCGGATAACGGCTACCGCCCCATCTGGATCAGGATATGGAAAAAGCAAGGGATGAATTTCGGCATCGGCCCCTATCACCTTGTTTCCAACAAGCCCGTACAACAATACGAGTACATTTCGGCGTTTTCAAAGAACGGCGAGGCCGAGGAATATAACGATCAGGAATATGTGTGGCTCTCGGCATTCGCCGGGCACAGCTATCGGTTTGTCAAACGGCTCACGAAGGAAGAACGGAAAAAGTGGGGCTATGCGGGCATTTGGGAAATGACTACGGTGCGCGCCAACAAGGAGCACCCCGCTATGTTCCCCGTCGAGCTGCCGTGGCGGTGTATCAAGATGCACAGCGACCGGGACGGCATCGCTTTGGAGCCGTTTTCGGGCAGCGGTACGACGATCATCGCGGCGGAGCAGACCGAGCGCCGCTGCTACGCAATGGAGATTTCCCCCGTTTACTGCGATCTGGCGGTCAAGCGCTGGGAAGATTTCACCGGTGAAAAAGCGGTCAGACTGGAGGGATAAGGTTTGGATATACAGAAGGTTTCCGTTTCAAAAATCAAGGCGGCGAAATACAATCCCCGAAAAGACCTGAAGCCCGGCGATGTGGAGTATGAGAAGCTGCGACGCTCCATAGAGGAATTCGGGTATGTGGAACCCCTCGTGTGGAACAGCCGGACGGGCAACATCGTAGGCGGCCACCAGCGGTTCAAAGTGCTGAAAGCGATGGGCTATCAGGAAATCGACTGCGTGGTGCTGGATATCGATGAGCAGCGTGAAAAGGCGCTGAATGTGGCTCTTAATAAAATCAGCGGCGAGTTTGACATTCCCCTCTTAACCGACCTGTTGCGCGATTTGAACGAGGACGGTTTCGATGTGTCCCTGACCGGTTTCGATGCAGCCGAGATGGATGAGCTGTTTAAGGAAAAAACGGCTGGTAAGGTCAAGGAGGACAATTTTGACGCAAAGAAAGCGCTTGAGGAAATCAAAACGCCGGTTACGCAGCGCGGCGATATCTGGCTGCTTGGCAAGCACCGCCTCATGTGCGGCGACAGTACATCGCTTTCGGATGTGCGTCAGCTGATTGATGGTAAAAAGGCGCGGTTCGTATTTACGGATCCGCCGTGGAATGTCGATTACGGCTCGGATGCCAGTCACCCAAGCTGGAAGCCGCGACAAATCCTCAATGATAAAATGAGCACCGAACAATTCGGTGCTTTTTTGTTGGCTTCATTTCAAGCCATGCGCGATGTATCGGAACCGGGCTGTATGACCTATGTGGTGATGAGCGCGCAGGAATGGGGCAACGTCATGAATGCTACGCGGCAGGCTGGATACCACTGGTCGAGCACGATTATCTGGGCAAAGGACAGCCTCATCCTTTCCCGCAAGGATTATCATACACAATACGAGCCGATCTGGTATGGCTGGCCTGAGGGCACCCGCCTCTGCCCGCTAAAAGACCGTAAGCAATCGGATTTGTGGGATATTCCCCGCCCGAAAGTATCGGTCGAGCATCCCACGATGAAGCCGGTAGCGCTGGTAGCCAAGGCCATGCTCAACAGTTCCCGTACCGGTGATACAGCGCTTGATTTATTCGGCGGCTCAGGCACCACGATGATCGCCGCCGAACAGACCGGACGTGTGTGTTTCATGATGGAGCTGGATGCGAAATACTGCGACGTGATTGTAAAACGGTACATTGAGCAGGCTGGCGGCGCGGAGCGGGTTCTTCTTCTGCGCGGCGGCGAGGAAACAGACTATGCGGATGTATCCGGTATTGTGGATTCAACGCAATCAGAGGGGTAAATAATGTCTCGTTATTCTTTGAATAAACGCCTTGCAATCCCACAGCTATAGAGTGATTAATGTAAGCACCAGATAAGCAAAGGAGGCTTACAAAATGAGGATCAATTACAATGTGACCGGCGATAAACGAAAAGCGCTGGTAGGAGCAATCAGCCAAGAACTAAACGCGCCGACCAAGTATCTCGGAGCACCGACCTTCGCCTACGAGGTGGGCGATTACCGTATCGACAAGAACGGAGTCCTTGAGGGAGAGGACAACTACGGACTGGTCGCCGACCTTTGCGGCCTGCACGATTTCAAGGCCGAAACAGAGGAATACGACACGCCGCTTCCGGCAGCGGAGCCTGTTCCCGATGATGTGCAAATTCCCTATGAAGCCGCTCTCGGCGGCAGGGTCAGCCCCTACCGCGACGAGGAGGAACCACCCGCTTACGGACAGCCCGAAAGTGACGAACCCGACCGCCTGATAGTTGAAATGCCGCTGGAGGGTTTCACCGACACGGCGCTTGAAAACCTCGACCGGCTTATCGCCAGCAAGGCCGCGCTCATCAAAAAGGCTGTCGGTGCGGATGCGCTGCCCGTCGAGCGAACGGAAACGCTGCTAAAATTCCCATGGTTCCACTTCGGCGCGACCAGCGAAGAGGTCGACGCTTACTCCCGACTCGTCTGCGCCCTTTGCACGGCGGCCAAGGAGCAAAAGCGTGTCAACGCAAAAGAAAAGCCCGTGGAGAACGAGAAGTTCGCCTTTCGGGTATTCCTCATACGATTGGGTTTTACGGGAGACGAGTATAAGACCGCCCGAAAAATTCTGCTGAAAAATCTTTCCGGCAACAGCGCTTTCAAGAATGGCGCACCGCCGAAAACGGAGAGCGATCAGCGGCTCGAAAGCGAGGTATAGGATGAATAAGTTTCCCTCAAAGGAGACCGTGGAGCGGATCCGTAAACAATACCCCACTGGTACGCGTGTGGAGTTGGTCAGCATGAACGACCCGTACAGCAAACTCAAATCCGGTGATCAAGGGACGGTAAATTTCGTGGACGATATCGGCACCGTGTTCATCAACTGGGATTGCGGCAGCACGCTGGGCGCGGCCTATGGAGAAGATGTGATCAGGCGCATATAACGGTGCCCACATATAACGCGGACTTTTCGGCCAAGCCGACATACAATCGTTGTAAATCGCCCAAATCTACACAGTTTCTACCGCAAAATTTGTTGAAGCTCTTGCGGGATTTCGCGTGGAATTGCCTTGCTATCCTGTGTTTTTCATGGCCTAATGTGTCCTACCAAAAGGCAAAAAGCACAGTGAAAGCGAGGAAAATAAGATGTTTTCAACAAGGATCGGAGTCGAGGTCGAATTCACCGGGATCACAAGAACAAAAGCAGCGGAGGCTGCTGCGGAGTTTCTGGGCGGCAGGGTTGATGCGGCACAAACAGTCATCGCACCGGATGGGCGGGTTTGGAAGTTTGTGTATGACGGCAGCATCGCGGCCCAGAAAAAAGCTAGGGGGCAGATCGTTTCAGCAGATGATGAATATAAAGTCGAAATGGTCACACCCATCCTCACCTACCGCGAGGACATTGAAATCCTGCAGGAATTGATTCGAAGGCTCCGCAAGGCGGGCGGTTTTGCGAACAGCTCCTGCGGGATTCATATTCATTTGGACGGCGCGTCGCACACGCCGCGCAGCCTCAGAAACTTCATAAACATTATCGCAAGCAAAAATGACCTTTTCTATAAAGCCTTGCAGATCGAAGCGGCCAGAATGTCGTATTGCAAGAAAATGGACGCAGCGCTGGTGGCAAAAATGAACCGGCGCAAACCCAAGACAATGGATAAACTCGAACGCATTTGGTACGAGGGTTACGATGAGAGCCGCAGCTACCATTATCACGGCAGCAGATACCATTTTCTGAATCTGCACAGTTTTTTCAACGGCAACCACACGGTCGAGCTTCGCGGCTTCAACAGCGAGCTTCACGCCGGAAAGATACGCAGTTATATAGTCCTTGCCTTAGCGCTCAACCATCAGGCATTGACGCAGAAATGCGCCAGCAGCAAAAAGCCGCAGATCGAAAACGAGAAATTCGCAATGCGCACCTACCTCAACCGCATCGGGTTGATTGGCGAGGAATTCGCAAACTGCCAGGAACACCTTTGCAAGCATCTGGAGGGCAACGCGGCGTGGCGATTTCGGACAGCTGCATAGATAAAGGCTGCCAACGGGGGCGGACAGCCGCCCTCCGTTTTGGCATGCCGTTCGGTCGAATGGTTATGGGCGTAAAAAGAAAGCGCACCACAGGGCAACCTGCGGGCGCACAACGCAAGAAAGGGCAAGGGTTTTTATGAATACAGAAAGCAGCACGCTTTATGCTGCATACGGCAGCAATTTGAATTTAAGGCAAATGGCGCAGCGTTGCCCCACCGCCAAAGTTATGGGCGGCGCGAAGCTGGCCGGTTACAGGCTTTTGTTCCGGGGTGACAGAGGTGGCGCGGTGGCAACCGTTGAGAAAGAAAAAGGTTGCAGCGTTCCGGTGCTGGTTTGGAAAATCACGCCCCAGGACGAGGTGGCGCTCGACCGGTACGAGGGTTATCCGTGGCTTTACCGCAAGGAAACGGTCAAGGTGAGATACAAAGGCAAATGGGTCGAAGCGATGATTTATATCATGAATGAAGGCAGACCCCTCGGCTCGCCGAGCAGGTATTACTTCGAGGTGATAAAAGAGGGGTATGTGAATGCGAGGTTCGACCTTGCTATATTTGTCAAAGCGGTGCGTGACTCCACATGCTCCACTTTAAAGAGAGGTGAAATAATGGATAAGACGCTATTTACCGACAGGATTGTGGAACAAATCATGGCAATCCGGACTTCTGGAGAGATCAACATGTTTGACATCAAGGGCGTACAGCACATAGCGCATGGCAGGCAATTCTACGAGCTGGTGGTCTTGCTGGAGGAATTTCCCGAGAAGTATACGGAGTTTATCTTGCACGGCAAGAAGTAGAGCCGCAGTAGATAGGTGCGAAGAAATCCACTTCCAGAGAAAGAGAGCTTCCGAGGAGGCTCTTTTTCTTGTCGATCTGTAGAAATCCGCGCCGGGTGCGAAGGCATATTGGGCATAGGAATCCATGCAGAGCGCTAAAAAAGAGACTTCAAAAGAAGCTCCTTTTTTCTTTGTACATTTTTATTTGAAAGGAGGCGGCGGATATACGAAAACTCAAGAAATACACACCAACCCGTTTTATGGCGAAGAATTCTGTTTACAGCAAAGAAGCCGCCGACTATGCTGTCGCTTTCATCCAGGAATTGCGTCATACCAGTGGCATATGGGATGGGCAGCCTTTTGAACTTATAGATTGGCAGGAACGAATCATTCGGGATGTGTTTGGTGTTTTGAAGCCAAACGGATACCGTCAGTTTAATACAGCATATATCGAAATACCAAAAAAGAATGGAAAGTCAGAGCTCGCTGCTGCAGTTGCGCTTCTGTTGACCTGCGCTGATGGAGAACAGTGTGCTAAGGTATATAGCTGTGCTTCGGACAAAAACCAAGCAAAGATTGTGTTTGAGATTGCCGAGGCTATGGTGCGCAAATCGCTAGCATTAAACAAGCGGGTCAAAATCCGTGAATCTACAAAGACGCTTATATATACAGAAACGGAGAGCACTTATCAGGTACTCTCAGCCGATGTGGCAAATAAGCATGGTTTCAATACCCATGGCGTAATTTTCGATGAGTTGCATACGCAGCCAAATAGAAAATTGTTTGATGTTATGACCAAGGGTAGCGGAGACGCCAGAATGCAGCCGTTATACTTTTTGATTACCACAGCTGGTGACAATACTAACTCTATCTGTTATGAGGTACATCAAAAAGCGCTGGATATTCTTTCGGGACGCAAGACGGATCCAACATTTTATCCAGTGATTTATGGCATAGCGGAAGCAGACGATTGGACTGATCCGAAGGTATGGAAAAAAGCAAACCCTTCTCTTGGGATTACAATAGGAATGGACAAAGTGAAAGCGGCTTGTGAGAGCGCAAAACAAAATCCCGCCGAGGAGAACAGTTTTCGGCAGCTTCGGTTGAATCAGTGGGTCAAACAGGCAGTACGCTGGATGCCGATGGAGAAATGGGACAAATGCGCCTTTCCCGTCGACGCGGACAGCCTGCGCGGGCGTACCTGCTACGGAGGACTTGACTTGTCCAGTACCATCGATATCACAGCTTTTGTGCTGGTATTTCCCCCGTTGGATGAGACCGACAAATATCAAATCCTGCCTTACTTCTGGATACCGGAGGATAACATCGATTTGCGTGTCCGGCGGGATCATGTAAATTACGATTTGTGGAAGAAACAATGTTTTCTTCAAACAACCGAAGGGAATGTCGTTCATTATGGATTTATTGAAGCCTTTATCGAGGAACTTGGTATGAAATATAACATTAGAGAAATTGCCTTCGACCGCTGGGGAGCTGTTCAAATGACCCAAAACCTCGAAGGGCTGGGCTTCACGGTTGTGCCCTTCGGACAGGGGTTTAAAGATATGTCCCCACCGACTAAAGAACTGATGAAACTGACTCTGGAACAGAAAATTGCCCACGGCGGGCATCCGGTACTTCGATGGATGATGGACAACATCTATATCCGAACCGACTCTGCGGGAAATATAAAGGCGGATAAGGAAAAGGCGACTGAGAAAATCGACGGTGCGGTGGCGACCATTATGGCGCTCGACCGCGCCATTCGCTGCGGCTCCGGCAACGGTGGCGAATCGGTGTATAACGAGAGGGGGTTATTGATCCTATGAGTATTTTTTCAGGACTGTTCCGTTCTAGGGATAAGCCTCAAAACCGCGTTGGTGGTGCGTTCTCCTTCCTGTTCGGTGGTACGACCAGCGGCAAGACGGTCAATGAGCGGACGGCCATGCAATCCGCCGCTGTATATGCCTGCGTGAGGATATTGTCCGAGGCCATCGCTGGGCTGCCGCTGCACGTTTACCGGTACCGCATGGACGGCGGCAAGGAACGCGTCGCACAGCACCCGCTCTATTACCTGCTCCATAACGAACCAAACCCTGAGATGACTTCATTCGTGTTCCGAGAAACACTGATGAGTCATCTTTTGCTTTGGGGCAACGCCTACGCGCAGGTGGTGCGGAACGGGCGCGGTCAGGCCGTGGCGCTTTACCCTCTGCTACCAAACAAAATGGAGGTCAGCCGAGCGACGAACGGCGAATTGGTCTACACATACCGCCGTGACACCGAGGAAAGCAGGCTTAATCCAAGTGGTGGAACGGTAACGCTCCGCAGGGACGAGGTGCTTCACGTCCCCGGTCTGGGCTTCGACGGACTTATTGGATATAGCCCCATCGCCATGGCGAAAAACGCCATCGGCATGTCACTGGCCACCGAGGAATACGGCGCGGCATTTTTTGCCAATGGTGCAAATCCGGGCGGCGTGCTTGAGCACCCCGGCGTGGTGAAAGACCCAGAAAGACTGCGGGAGAGCTGGCACGCGCAGTTTTCAGGACACAACGCCCATAAAGTGGCGGTTCTGGAGGAAGGGCTCAAGTTTCATCAGATGTCAATACCACCGGAACAGGCGCAGTTTCTGGAGACACGGAAGTTTCAAATCAACGAAATCGCCCGGATCTTCCGCGTGCCGCCCCATATGGTGGGCGACCTTGAGAAATCCAGCTTTTCGAACATAGAGCAGCAATCGCTGGAATTCGTAAAATATACGCTCGATCCGTGGGTGGTGCGCTGGGAGCAGAGCCTGCAGCAATCCCTTATCCTGCCCTCCGAGAAACCATCACTGTTCATCAAGTTTAACCTTGACGGCCTGCTCCGGGGCGATTACCAAAGCCGTATGAACGGTTACGCCGTCGGGCGGCAGAACGGATGGATGTCAGCCAACGATATCCGAGAACTGGAGGACATGAACCGTATCCCCGCCGAGGAGGGCGGCGATTTGTATCTGGTCAACGGCAACATGACTAAGCTGGCTGACGCGGGAGCGTTTGCCGGACAAACAATGCAAGGAGGTCAGTAAATGAAGAAATTCTGGAACTGGGTGCGGGATGAAACCACAGAGGAGCGCACCCTCTATCTCAACGGCGTGATCTCGGAGGAAACCTGGTGGGGCGACGAGGTCACGCCGAAGATGTTTAAGGACGAATTGCTGGCGGGAAGCGGCAGCGTCACGGTGTGGATCAACTCGCCGGGCGGCGACGTGTTCGCGGCGGCGCAGATTTACAACATGCTTATGGACTATACCGGGCATGTCACCGTGAAGATCGACGGACTGGCGGCAAGCGCGGCATCGGTCATTGCGATGGCGGGCGGCGATGTGTATATGTCGCCCGTTTCCATGCTGATGATCCATAACCCCTCGACCATCGCCATCGGCGACAGCGAGGAAATGCTCCGTGCCAAGGCCCTACTGGACGAGGTCAAGGAAAGCATCATAAACGCCTATGAACTTAAATCCGGCCTTTCGCGGGCGAAGCTCTCGCACCTCATGGACGCAGAGACTTGGATGAACGCGAACAAAGCCATCGAGCTTGGATTCGCCGATAAGCTCCTGTTCACGGAGGACGAGGAACGTATCCCGCAGGACACGGGACAGATGCTCATGTTCTCCCGCGCCGCCGTGTACAACTCCCTGCTCGGGAAGATCCCCAAGAAGCAAAAACCGAAAACAAGTACCCCGATTGAGTCGCTGGAAAAGCGGCTCTTTTTAATTTCCCACTAATTTGAAGGAGGAGCATTACAATGAGTAAAATTCTTGAATTGCGCGAGAAGCGCGCCAAGGCGTGGGACGCGGCCAAAGCGTTCCTCGACAGCAAGCGAGGTGGCGATGGGCTTTTGTCCGCCGAAGATACCGCCACCTACGAGAAAATGGAAAGCGACGTTGTGGCGCTGGGCAAGGAAATCGAGCGCCTTGAGCGTCAGGCTGTCATCGATATGGAACTCTCCAAAGCCACCAGCAGCCCGATCACCAACACGCCGTCCAAGGGCACCGAGGAAAAGACAGGCCGTGCATCCGCTGAGTACAGGAAGGCGTTCTGGAACGCCATGCGCACCCGCGCAGGCGAAGGGCTTGATCCGAATGTAAAAAACGCCCTGCAGATCGGCACCGACACCGAGGGCGGTTACCTCGTGCCCGACGAATTCGAGCGTACCCTTGTGGAAGCCCTCGAAGATGAGAACATCTTCCGCACACTGGCTAGCGTCATCACCACCTCTTCCGGCGACCGGAGGATTCCCGTCGTAGCATCCAAGGGCACTGCGAGCTGGATCGATGAGGAAGGTACCATACCCGAAAGTGACGACAGCTTCGGTCAGGTGTCCATCGGAGCCTACAAGCTGGGTACTCTGATTAAGGTTTCCGAGGAGCTACTCAACGACAGCGTGTTCAACCTCGAAGCATACATTTCCAGAGAGTTTGCCCGGCGCATCGGTAATAAGGAAGAGGAAGCCTTCTTCACGGGTGACGGCTCCGGCAAGCCCATCGGAATCCTCGCGGCATCGGGCGGCGCGCAGATCGGTGTGACCACGGCGGGTGCCACGGCTGTCACCATCGACGAGGTACTCGACCTGTTCTACGCGCTGAAGGCGCCCTATCGCAATAGGGCTGTGTTCGTCATGAATGATGCCACCGTAAAGGCAATCCGCAAACTGAAGGATGGTCAGGGGCAGTACCTCTGGCAGCCCTCCCTGCAGGCGAGCACGCCCGACACCATCCTGAACCGTCCTGTATACACCTCGGCATATGTACCCACTATTGCGGCAGCTGCCAAGACCGTCGTGTTTGGCGACTTCAGTTATTACTGGGTGGCAGACCGTCAGGGGCGTGTGTTCAGACGGCTCAACGAGCTTTATGCCGTCACCGGGCAGGTAGGCTTCGTGGCTACCCAGCGCGTGGATGGCAAGCTGATCCTGCCGGAGGCTATCAAAGTTCTCCAGCAGCATGCGTAAGGAGGGTTGACCTTTGAGCTATACAACAAAAAACCACATGGAACAGGGCGGCGAGAAATGGGTCGTCGGCGGCGCACTGGAAATCCTGCCGGGAGCCTCGGTAACGGGGCTTCCGGTCGCGGAGAATCAGGCGGACAGCACGGCTTCTGATGTTGCCGGACTGGTCGCCGATTTTAACGCCCTACTCGCCAAGTTGAAAGCGGCGGGGCTGATGGAGGCCGACGAGGAATGAGCGGAAGGAGGCGGACGGTATGGCAACAGCGGATAATCTTTTACCCAAGGTTAAGGCAAACCTGATCCTCATGCATGATGCGGACGACGACCTCCTGCTGAGTTACATCACCGCCGCCGTCTCCTACGCGGAGAGCTACCAGCATATCGCCGCCGGGTGGTATGCAACGCATACCATGCCGCCGACCACCGAACAGGCTGTCATCATGCTGTCGAGCCATTTCTACGAAAGCAGGGATGGCTCGACTGCAGGTTTCTTTGCGGACAATGTGCAGGCCGGGCAGCAGGTATGGGATACGGTGAATATGCTCCTGCGGCTCGACCGGGAGTGGGGTGTCTGATATGAGCTTTGGGAAGATGAACACCTTCATCGACATCGTCAGCACGACTCCCACTAAGGATGCGGAGGGCTTTGCAACGACGGGCGACACCATCCTCGCTTCCGTCCGCGCATACAAGGAAGATCGCCACGGGGGCGAGCGGTGGATGAATATGGCGGCGTTTTCTACCGCGTCTTCTCTATTCCGGTTCAGGAAAATACCCGGCATGGAGGTCACCGCTGAAATGCTCATTACCTGTGACGACGGGCGGTACCGGATACTCAGCGCGGAGGATGTTCGGGGACGCGGAATGTATATCGAGGTTCTGGCCGAGCGGCTGGAGCCTTCCGTGGGGTGACGGATATGGCGAAAGTGAATGTGCAAATGCCGAAGGAATTTCTCCTGCGTATATCCCGGCTGGGTGATCAAATCGACGTGATCGTACCGAAGGTGCTGGAGGTCGGCGGCGAGGTGGTGCTGGAAAAGGTCAAAGGCAACCTGCGCACGGCCATCGGCAAAGGAACTGCATATCCTTCCAGAACCACGGGCGAGCTGCTTTCCTCTCTCGGCCTTTCGGACGCTAAACAGGACAGGAACGGCAATTACAATGTAAAGGTCGGTTTCGCAGAGCCGCGTACGGACGGTGAGAGCAACGCCAAGATCGCCAACATCATCGAATACGGCAAGCACGGCCAACCCGCAAAGCCGTTCCTTCGACCGGCAAAGACGGCGTCCCGGAAACCCTGCACCGACGCGATGATCGCCAAACTGGAGGAGGAGATCGGCAAGCTATGAGCATTTTATCGGAACTGAATACCCTTGTGAACGCCGTCCCGCTTCCCGTGGAGACCGGCGTTTTTTCTGGCAAAGCCCCGGATGAGTATGTCGTGATACTCCCGCTTTCGGACATTTTCGAAGTCCACGCGGATAACCGTCCGGGATACGAGGTGCAGGAAGCTCGGTTATCGCTGTTTATAAAAGGCAATTACCGGCTGCGGAAAAAGCAGATCACGACGGCGCTTTTGAACGCGGATTTTACGGTAACCGAGCGTCGGTATATCGGCCACGAGGATGATACCGGCTACCACCATTACGTTATTGACGTGGCAAAAAACTACGGATTGGAGGAATAACACATGGCAACGATTGGTCTTGACAAGCTGTACTATGCAAAAATAACCGAGGATTCCAACGGCGAGGAAACCTACGCGACACCCCTTGTACTCGCCAAAGCCATCAACGCCGAGCTGTCGGTGGAGCTGGTGGAGGCAATCCTGTACGCGGATGACGGTGCCGCAGAGGTGGTTAAGGACTTCAACAGCGGGACGCTCACCCTCGGCGTGGACGATATTGGCCCCACGGTCGCGGCGGATCTGACAGGCGCGACCACGGACGATAACGGCGTGCTGGTTTCGGCCAGCGAGAACGTGGGGACGCCCTGTGCGGTGGGTTTCCGCGCGCAGAAAGCCAACGGCAAATACCGGTATTTCTGGCTCTATCGCGTGAAGTTCGGACTGCCCGCGACGAACCTGCAGACGAAGGCTGATTCCATCACCTTCTCTACGCCCACCATCGAAGGAACGGTCATGCGCCGGAATAAGCTGGATGGTATGGGCAAGCACCCGTGGAAAGCGGAGGTCACCGATGGCGACGCAGGCGTATCTTCCGCTACCATCACCGGCTGGTTCTCTCAGGTCTACGAGCCTGTCTATACACCGGAACCGTAGGAGGATTGAATAATGGATAACGAGAGAAGCGCTGTTATAAATATCGGTGGCGCGGAGTTTGAACTGATACTCACCACCCGCGCAACGAAGGAGATCGCCCGGAGGTATGGCGGATTAGAGAACCTGGGCGAAAAATTGCTTAAGTCCGAAAACTTTGAAATGGCACTGGATGAAATTGTGTGGCTGATCACGCTGCTGGCGAACCAGTCCATCCTTGTCCATAACCTCAAGAATAAGGATAACCCGAAAGAAACGCTGTCTGAGGAGAACGTGGAGCTTCTGACCTCGCCGCTGGAACTGGCGGCATATAAGAGCGCCATCACCGAGGCGATGTTTAGAGGCACCAAGCGAAATATCGAAAGTGAGGAAGAAGCCCCAAAAAACGCGGAAGTCGGGTAACGGATGCTGAGGTCTTTACCCGACTTTACTATTATGGAGTTGTGCAGATGGGCATGAGCGTGGAGGAATTCTGGCTTATGCCCATCGGTCTGTTTCTCGACCTGTGGGCCTGCCATAAGCAGTGGCATGGCATCGAGAAACCCAAGAAGGCCGTTACGATTGACGACATTATCCCTAACGGCATTTGAAATATATAATTAATTGTGATATACTTCATGCCGTTAGGGATATGTTTGCCTATGTAAACATACATAGATTGAAAGTTGCTACAAATCACATTGGGGGATATCAGAATAATGAAAATTGGGATTATTAGATGTGCTCAGACGGAAGATTACTGCCCGGGGACAACCGACTTTAAGATGATAAAAGAAAAAAAGGGCGCTTTCGAGGGCGTTGGAGAAGAAATAGAGATCGTCGGATTTATAAATTGCGGCGGCTGTCCGGCCAAGAAAGCTGTTTTAAGGGCACGGGAACTGGTAAAACGAGGAGCGGACACAATCGTATTTGCTTCTTGTATCCAAAAAGGAACTCCGATCGGCTACCCCTGTCCCTTTGCAAAGAAAATGAAGGAGCTTATTGTAAACGATTTGCCGGATAGCATCAAGTATATTGATTACACTCATTAGGATTCGAAAAGTTAAAATAGGATAGCCATAAAACCCACTCAGGAGCAATCGAAAGATTGCTCCTTTTTCATGCCCTTTTTGAGGAGGTGAGACAGTATGGCGGATAATTTTGGACTGAAGATCGGGCTTGAGGGCGAAAAAGAGTTTAAGCAGGCGCTTTCGGATATCAATCAGTCTTTCAAGGTGCTCGGCAGCGAGATGAACCTCGTGGCCAGCCAATTTGACAAAAACGACAAGTCCGTGCAGGCAATCACTGCCCGCAACGAAGTTCTGAATAAGGAAATCGACGCACAGCGGGAAAAAATCAACACCCTCAAGGCCGCGCTGGACAATGCCTCCTCCTCTTTCGGGGAAAACGACAGGCGCACGCAAAACTGGCAGATCCAGCTGAACAAGGCGCAAGCGGAGCTCAACGGCATGGAGGGCGAGCTTGCGGATAATGAAGAATCCCTCCGTGATGTGAATCGCGGATATAACGATGCCGGACAAAAGGTTGATGAATTTGGCAATGTGGTCGAAGAGTCAACCGACGATGTAGAAAAGTCCTCGGACAAACTCGAAAAACTCGGCTCGGTGCTTAAAGGCATTGGCGTCGCAATGGGCGCGGCGTTTGTGGCGGTCGGCACGGCGGCGGTCGGAGCGGCCAAAGCCCTCACCGATATGACCGTAGGCGCTTCGCAATATGCCGACGATATCCTTACAATGTCAACGGTCACCGGCATGAGCACCGAATCGCTGCAGGCGTACAAATATGCCGCCGAGCTGGTGGATACCTCGATGGAAACCCTGACCGGCAGCATGGCGCGGAATATACGCTCCATGACCTCCGCGCGCGAGGGTACGGGAACCGCCGCAGCAGCGTATAAGGCGCTGGGCATTTCCGTTACCGACACCAACGGCAACCTCCGGGACTCGGAAGCCGTATACTGGGATGCCATCGACGCGCTTGGCAATGTATCCAGCGAAACCGAACGCGATGCCCTTGCGATGCAGCTTTTTGGCAAGAGCGCCCAAGAGCTGAATCCCCTTATTGAGCAAGGTTCGGCAGGTATCGCGCAGCTCACCGAGGAAGCTAAGGCGATGGGTGCCGTCATGAGTCAGGAATCGCTGGAGGCTCTCGCCAAGTTTGACGATTCCATGCAACGGCTCAAGTCCGGAGGAGAAGCTGCCAAGAATGCCCTCGGCATGGTGCTTCTTCCGCAGCTTCAGATTCTGGCCGACGATGGCGTGAGCTTGCTGGGTGATTTTACGCGGGGGCTGAACGAGGCCAACGGCGACTGGACGAAGATCAGCGCGGTCATCAGTAGCACCGTGGGCGGCATCGTAACCATGATATTGGAGCAGCTGCCCAAGATCATCGAACTGGCTCTGAGCATCGTGACTTCCATCGGCTCGGCGATCATAGAGAACCTGCCCATTATTGTAGACGCGGCTACCCAGATCGTTATGACGCTCCTGCAGGGGCTGATCGACGCGCTTCCCGGCATTACCCAAGGGGCGCTTCAGCTGGTGCTGGCTCTGGTGAACGGCATCATCGCCAATCTTCCCGCCATTGTGGAGGCGGCGGTGCAGATGATAGCGACGCTGGTTTCCGGCATTGCGCAGGCGCTGCCCGAGCTTATCCCCGCTGCCGTGTCCGCCGTAACCCAGATTGCGACGGCTTTGATAGAAAACCTGCCGCTGCTCCTTGACGCGGCGCTTCAACTGGTGCTCGGTCTGGCACAGGGCATCGTTAATGCGATCCCGGTGCTGATTGACGCGCTGCCCGCCGTCATTGATGCGCTTATCAGCTTTGTCACCAACGCCATACCTCAAATCGTTGCGGTGATCCCGCAGATCGTGCAGGCGCTGGTCACGATGATAACCGGAAGCATACCTCAAATCGTACAGGCAGGCGTGGCGCTTTTCGTATCTCTCGTGCAGGCGCTCCCCTCCATCATCACGCAAATACTGGAGGCGGTGCCGCAGATCATCGACGGGGTCGTCGGTGCAGTGCTGGTTTCCATACCCCAGATCGTTCAGGCGGGCATCGACCTTCTGACCTCGCTGGTGGAGGCGCTGCCCGAAATCATAGATGCGATTGTGGCGGCGATACCGGAAATTATCGACAGCATCCTGACCGCTGTGTTTGCGGCGATACCGCTGCTCATCAACGCGGGTATCAAGTTGCTCATCGCGATGATCCAGAACCTGCCGCAGATCATATCCACCATCGTGGCGGCGATACCAAAGATCGTCACCTCGATAGTTGGCGCTATCCTCGGGAACATCGACAAGATCATCCTTGCCGGTGTGCAACTGCTGGTGGCGCTGATTGCCAATCTGCCGACAATCATCGTGGAGGTGGTCAAGGCCATTCCGCAGATCATCGTCGCCATTGTGAAGGCAATTGTGCAGAGTATTCCTCAGATGGCACAGGCAGGTCTCCAGCTGATACAGGGCTTGTGGAGAGGTATCAACGACGCGGCCGCGTGGCTCTGGGATAAGATATCCGGCTTCTTCGGGAATGTGATGTCGAAGATCAAAAACTTTTTCGGCATTCATAGCCCGTCCTCTCTGTTCGCAGAATTGGGCGGCGATATGGGACTCGGCATCGGCGTCGGCTTCGAGCAGGCGATGAAGCGTGTTGGTGAGGATATGAAGAACGCCATCCCCACCAACTTCGACGTGAACGCAGGACTCAACCTGTCTGGCTCTCTTGCCCGGAGCGCCGCGGGTCTTGGCGCAAACGGAACCACTATCAACCAGAGCATTTCTGTGGTCACACCCAAGCCGTTATCAGAAAAGGAACTGGCGCGGGAATTCAAAAACCTGTCCCGCAAGCTGGCTCTGGCGTATTAAGGGGGGCGGCATATGGAGCTGAAATATACCAACGCGGGCGGTGAGAGCATCACTCTCAAACAAAGCCGCCCATATTTTTTAACCAAGATAGACGGCACGGGCAATGTGCGGCAGACGGTCAATACCTTCAAGGCACCGGAGCAGGACGGTGCCTTTTATATTTCCTCCACGCTGGATATGCGCAACATCACGCTGGAGGGCACGGTCATCGCTGATACACCGGATGAGGCGTACACCCGCAGGCAGCGCTTCCTACAGATATTCAGCCCAAAGCTGCGCGGCACGCTCCTGTACAGGGGGCGGCAGATTTCCTGTGTGGTGGAGGAAGCGGGCTTTACCGTTTCCACCCGGCAGCGCATACCGAATTTCTTCGTCAGCCTGCTCTGCCCGTCGCCGTTCTTCGAAACGCTGGATGAGGTGCGGCAGGAGCTGGCATCGTGGATACCGATGTTTGAATTTGAACTAGAGATACCAGAGGGCGGCATGGAATTCGGCATGCGCCAGCCCAGCCAGATCATCACGGTGGACAACATCGGCGACGTGCCCTGCGGCTGCGAGATCGTGTTTCAGGCGCTGGGCACGGTGACGAACCCGGAACTGTTGAATATTGACACAGGCGAGTATATCCGGCTTCTCACGACGATGAGCGCCGGAGATGAGCTGCGGGTATATACCCACTTTGCGGGCAAGCGCGTGGTCAGCGTGGACGGCTCCACAGTGACGAATGCCTTCTCCTTGTTGGACACCGGCTCGGCGTTCTTCCAGCTTGCCGCCGGGGTCAATACCTTGCGCTACGACGCTTCGGTCAATATGGAACTGCTGGAGGTCAGCATTTATTATCGATCTCAGTTTCTGGGGGTGTGAGCATGGAACTGTATATCTTCAATGCTGTTCGGGAGCTCGCGGGCATAGTGGAATCCTTCGAATACCTGCGCTGGACGCGGCGCTACTCGCAATGTGGTTCTTTCGAGCTGAAGGCCATCGCCACGCCGGAGAATTCCGCGCTCCTGCGGGAGGGAAACATCATATGGAAGAGCGACGACGAGGAAGCCGGGATCATCGAGCATCTGGAACTGTCCCAGACCGACAGCGAAATCATTACAGCGAGCGGACGTTTCGCTACATCCTTCCTCGCCCGGCGCATCGTGTGGGAAACGGAAACGCTCTCCGGCGATCTTTCGGCTTGTGTGGGACAGCTTTTGAACAATAACCTCATAAACCCCTCTGACCCGGCGCGGAAGATCGACGGCATATCCTTTTCGTCGCCGAGCCTCGGCGTGCCTATTAGCGCCCAGATATCGTACCGGAATCTGCTGGAGGCGGTCACAGAACTTGGTGAGGCTTCGGACATCGGGATCAAGACCGTGTTCATCCCGGCGACGGGCGCTTTTACGGTAACGCTATATGCGGGAGCCGTCTCACAGGCGGTGTTCTCCAAGGAGTACGAAAACCTGACCGAGCAGACCTATACGGAAAGCGCGGCGGATTATGCCAATTCCGCGCTTGTCGGCGGCGAGGGCGAGGGCGCTGAACGAACCTTCGTGGCCATCACGGGCGGCTCCGGAGAATCCCGCCGCGAGATTTTCGTGGACGCCAAAGACCTGCGGAGCGAGGACTTCGGCGGGGATTACACAGATGCGTTGACTTTCCGAGGTCAAAGTAAGCTCAGTGAACTGGCAATACGCTATTCCTTTGATGCGTCGGTCAACCCTCACAGCAACCTTATATATAAGGTAGACTTCGACCTCGGCCAGACCGTCACGGTCATCTCCAAGACATGGGGTGTTTCCATGACCACCCGGATCATGGAGATCGAAGAAACCTATGACGCGGACGGCCAGATCATCAGTGTGGTATTTGGGAAATCTGAGCTTTCGATTGCGCAGAAAATCCGCTCCGATTTGAGTCAGGTCAAAACGGCGCTCTCGGCCCCGACCGGCGTATCGGAGGTAGCGGAAACCATCGGCGACTTGACGCAAGTACCCCCGGAAATCCAAGGGGACACCGTCACGGAAACCATCAACAACCTGTTCGGGAAACTCCCTGTGCTAGAAGTGACCGTGGGCGCAGGCACGACGTCGGTCGGCCAGTATGCCTTGCACAATATGGTTCCGGGAGATTCACTGTATTTCACCTCATGGAGCGGGAATAAATTCAGCGATCAGCCAAGTGACGACGGGCATGTCTTTTTGGTGAAGCACAACGGAGATGACACGGGAAACGGCTATCAGCGGGCAATGGGCTTTTTTATAAGCCGGAACACTATGACCTTTTACGTGATCTCTCTATTCCTATTTAATACACCGTCCGGTCAGGCAAACTGGATAAGCTTCCCGCTCGGCGCGCTCACGGATATCGCGGCCGCCATCCGGGGAAGCACCTTTGCAGCCAGTATCAACAATGTCTACAATGCTCCGGTTTCCGGAACGAGAATCGCAGACGGAGCGGTTACCAGCGCAAAAATTGCGGACGGTACCATTACCGGAATGGATATAGCGACAAACACGATTACAGCTGCTAACATGGTCGCTGCGTTTACTAATTATTCCACGACAGAGCAAAACACAGGGTGCAAATGGATAGATGGCAAGACGATTTACCGCAAGGTGGTAAACCTCGGTTCGCTTCCAAACGCGACGCCCGGGAGCGTAGCGCATGGTATATCAAACATCAGTACCGTTATCCGATTAACTGGCATGGCGACCAACGGAACTGTCTTTTTGCCGCTGCCGCTCGCGCGGTACAATAACTTTGCCTCGCAAATCGGCCTCTACGCGGATATGACCAATATCGTTGTCGAACCCGGTAATGACCGGACAGCCTTTACTGGTTTTGCAATTATCGAGTTTACGAAAACCGTCTGAGAAGGAGGAAATATCGTATGGAAAAAAGCGGTTTTTTCAACTCATCCGGTGGAGACAGGGTCTATGACGCAACGGATTTCGCGGCATATTTCGGAAGCCTTGTCTCCAACGGTATTTTTTACGCCACAGCGGCAAACCTGCAGGTGTCGCCTGGAACCGGCTTGGCGGTGGGCGTGGCGGAGGGAAGCGCATGGATCAACGGATACCGGTATGAGAATACTGATGCGTTAAACATGCCGCTGGCGACGGCAAACGGAAGTAATCCCCGCATCGACCGGGTTGTGGTTCGCCTGAGTATGATCAGCCGGAGCATTCAGCTTGCCGTTGTCACCGGCACTCCCGCCGCGACGCCGGTGGCACCTGCGCTGACGAGAACCAGCGACGTCTATGAGCTTGGCATCGCCGATGTGCTTGTACCAGCTGCAGCGACATCCATAGCTCCAAATAACATCACCGATACCCGATTGAATGCCAGCCTGTGCGGGACTGTCAATTCGCTTGTGACGGCAATCTATGAATAGGAGGTGAACGACAGTGGCGGATATTTACGGCGTAACTCTGCAGGCGGGTACTGGCCCATCCGTTTTTTACACGATAACCTATTCCAAGAGCCGTCCGAACAATAACCAAATGACCTATAACTTCACCATATCCGCCGCATTGGGTTCGTCAGGTTCTTACATCCACAGTGGTTACGCCCTGCTTTGCACCATGACCGTAAACGGATCTTCCGCGCAGGTGCGTATCAAGGCGGCGGATGGCGACAACTGGGACGGAACCACGCCGAGACTCAGATATGTTTCGGTGACCTGCGCTTCCACTACGGGGAACACGGAGCAGGGTGTACGCTTTCAGGTGGTGTCGGACGGGCGGCTGCCCCTGACATCCGGAGTGATCGACAACTCAAGCTATACGGTGTTAAGCGCACCTCTGCTGACCACGGCCTGCGGAGCGCCGACATCCTGTTCGGTTAGTCCGATACTCGCGGAAGGCGGTGTGACCCTTTCTTGGAGTGGAGCATCAGGCGGAATAAATAATGCGATTACCGGTTATGAGATTCAGTATAGCGAATCTACAGACAATGCCACATGGGGAGCATGGATGGCGCTGGCCACGGTGGATACTTCCGCGACAAGCGGCAGTGTGGCTACCTCACCACCCTCAACAAGGGGCAATTACCGCAGATTCCAAGTGCGTACGCGCGGCGCGGCGGGGGCAAGTTATTACTCCGGCTGGAAAATATCCACGAACTCCGTCCGCAGGAATACGGCACCGAGTCCGGCGGTGACAGCTACCGCATCTCCCTCAGCATACAGCGACGAGATCATCACGCTGACTTGGAGCGGAGCATCAGGCGGCACCAGCCCAATTAAGGGGTACCAGATCGCCAGCCGCACATCTACGGATAACAGCACATGGAGTTCGTGGAACGTTCTGACCACGCTGACATTGGCGGCCAGCGGAGGCAGCTATAACCCGATTGTATCGAGAACGCCGGGAACATATACGCAGTTTGGTATCTGGACAATCGACACATTTGATGTCTACTCAGTAGAGAAGGTCACAGGCAGCATCTACTGCAACGTCACTGCCTGCGGGGCACCGACCGTTTGCTCGGTAAGCGCTACGCTATCTGAAGGGAACGTTACCCTCTCGTGGAGCGGCGCGACGGGTGGCGCGGGCAATGCTATCACATCCTTTGAGATACAGTACAGCGACTCTCCTGATAATAGCAACTGGGGCGATTGGACGGCGTTAACCACGGTGAACACTTCCGCGACAGGCAGCAGCGTGAGCGTCAGCCCTCCGGCCACACGTGGCAATTACCGCCGGTTCCGAGTCAGAACGCGTGGTACCGCCGGTGAAAGCTTCTACTCCGACTGGACGGTATCAAGCAACAGTGTCCGCAGAAACACACTGCCTACACCGCCGTCTTCCTTTACCGCCTCTCCTGCCATCTATGAGGTAAATACAGTAACCCTCACATGGAGCGGCGCAGCTCCGGGCACCAGTACCATCAAGCAATATGTCATCCAGCGCGCAACCTCCACAGACGGTGTGAACTGGTCGGCATACGAGGCACTGGCGACCATCATTTCAAGCACGACCTCCGGTACTTATGAGGCGAACGCATCCCCGATAGCGGGAACATATACCCGCTACCGCATCAGCGTGGCCGATGTTCTGGACGCAGTTTCCGCTTATGTAGTCAGTGGCACAGTCAAGAAGAACAGCCCGCCCGCCATGCCGGTGATCGTCTGTCCGGTGCAGGGCAGTTCCGTTTACAACACCGCGCCGCGTTTCATGATCACAACGGGCATCGAGCCGGACGGTCAGACGCAGATCGTGGAGGTAAAGATCGATTCAGACCCGTGGCATAACAGCGTGGATGATCCCGAGATGTTCTCCACCAGCGGCTATCTCGGGAACGGCGTCAACACGGTATACCAAGCGGCAACGCTGGCTGCAGGAAACCATATGGCAACCTTCCGGTGCCTTGACAGCGATATCGAGTCGGCAAGTCCGGAGGTCATCCGCACCTTTACAGTACTGTCTACGCCCTTCGAGCCGATTACCGCGAACGCAACGCATGTGCGGGCGGCGCATATTCAAGCACTCCGGACGGCGGTCAACGCGGTGCGAAACTACTACTTTTTATCACCAATAACTTGGAGTGAAGAAATCGTCGCTGGCAAGACCACCATCAAGAACTGGCCGTTTCATATTACGGAGCTTCGAAGAGCCATTGAGGCGGTCATCACGATGATCAACGACTTTGACGTCTCACCGGCCTTTGATATCCCGACCGTCACATGGCTGCCTATTGGAACGGGGTGGCCAAAAGCGGACGTGATGCAGCAGCTTCAAAATTTGATTCTGACCTTATAAAGCTCCGCTTGACTTAAGCGCTCTCATTTTGTGCGGGGGCGCTTTTCAATACACAAATTTATGAACGGAGGTGTTTTTAATGAAAGAGATTTGGAATTGGGTACAGTTGGCTCTTGCCGCTGTCGGAGGATTTCTTGGGTGGTTTCTCGGTGGGATGGACGGCTTTCTTTACGCGCTGATCGCTTTTGTCGCCGTGGATTATCTGACTGGTGTGCTCTGTGCCATCATAGACAAGAAGCTATCCAGCGAAATCGGCGCGAAGGGTATCTTCAAAAAGGTGCTCATCTTTGTGCTGGTAGGCGTCGCCCATATCCTCGACGCGCAGGTATTGAGCGGCACCGGCGGCACTCTCCGCACGGCAGTGATTTTCTTCTACCTGAGCAATGAGGGTGTTTCCCTCCTCGAAAACTCGGCTCATCTTGGGCTGCCCATCCCTGAAAAACTTAAGGAGGTTTTACAGCAGCTACACGGGCGTGATGGGGAGCCGCCAAAGACAGGTGATGGAACATGATTGATCCCACGAAAGCGGCAACGGTATTCATCGGGCGGCGCGGTGAGCACCATTACCGGCATCTTGAGTTTGACGTTTCCAGCTTGTTAGATGATACGTATCCCGGTGACGCCTTAAATGCCATATATATGCGGCCTGACGGGGTCGCCTATCCCGTGGTCACGACCTATGCCAATGGTGTGCTGACATGGTCGCCCAGTGCGACGGACACATCACTCGTCGGCGTCGGGCGGCTGGAGATCAGGATCACTTACGGCGATGTGGTCGGGAAAAGCGTGCGGATACTTACTATTGTTGAGGAAGCCCTTGCGGACGGTGTAGCCGAACCGCCGGAGCCCCCCGCCCAGGAGTGGCTGAATCAGGTGCTGTCGGCCTTAGCTGCGCTCGATGTGAACGACACATATGCTTTGCTGAATCTCACCTACAACCTGTTAAATAACAACTATGCGCTGCTAGACACCACGCACAACCTGCTCGAAGACACGCGTAACACGCTGTACACACGAACGGGAATCCTGCTCAACCATTTGCACCCGGTGGAAACGGCTACGGCTCCGGATATGGCGAGCCGAAGGGCGTCCATCACATTCACAAACATCTCGGCTGGCAACAACGTCATACTCGGCCCGGTAACATATACGTTTGTTACATCCTTGGGCAGTCCGTCCACAAATAATGTGCAGGTACTTATCCAAGGCACCCTCCGCAATACCGTCAAGAAACTTGCCGACGCTATAAGGGGCGTCCAAGATGAAGCGAACATTGCCTATGGAACAGGGACAGACACAAACCCGGCATCTATGGCCTACTGGACGAGTCAGAGGTTTTCCATCGGTGATATTGCCATTGCTCCGGGCGAGAGCCTGTTTTTACTGGAAAAGGCTGAGGACGCGAACACGGCTTTGACGCTGACATCCACTGCAGCATCGGTAATCAATGCCTTTACCCGAGCGGCATATCTGAGATACGTCATGTCTGGCAATGTCTCCGGTGCGGGCGGTGCCAATAGCATCAGAGGGCCTTTGCAAACGATACTGCCTGTCGGCAGCGTGCCTATAGATGGGCAAAGCGGGCTGCTTGTCCCGGTGGCTTACGACTGCCATCTTATAACCCTTTGCCGCCAATCTGATACGAGCGAGAAAGAACTGGATTTGTATATTTCCAACGACGAGCAGAATTTCACCAGAATCTCCCGGAGTACGCCTATCGGAGCAGACAGCACCACCGAAGCCCAGCATGTTCATATTCAGATGCGTCAGAGCCGGGTGCCAATCGGATATGGGTTGTTTATTCGTTTGGGAAGCAACGGCACATCAGCGACCGCTTACTGTGATTTGAAGTTTACCTATCATCTGTATCCTCCAAATCTGTAACTTTTAATTTTGAGGTGATTTACGATGAATCTGCGAAAACAAATACTCACGAACAACGCCTGTTTCAAGGCAGGCCGCACCATCGCGCCCAAGGGCATCATGGTACACTCGACGGGGGCAAACAACCCGTGGCTGAAACGCTACGTCGGCCCGGACGATGGGCTACTTGGTAAGAACCAGTATAACAACCATTGGAATCAGGATAAGCCCGATGGCCGCCAGGTCTGCGTTCACGCCTTCATCGGCAAACTGGCGGACGGTTCAATTGCCACATATCAGACGCTGCCGTGGAATTATCGCGGCTGGCACGCGGGCGGTAAGGCCAATGACACACACATCGGCTTCGAGATCTGCGAGGACGGTTTAACCGATTCCTCGTATTTTTCTGCCGTTTACAAGGAAGCCGTGGAGCTTTGCGTGTATCTCTGCGGACTTTATGGCTTGACAGAGGAAAACATTGTCTGCCACTCCGAGGGTTATAAGCTGGGCATTGCCAGCAACCATGCCGATGTGATGCACTGGTTCCCCCGTTTTAGTAAATCGATGGACTCCTTCCGCGCCGCCGTTAGACAGTCACTCGCCGTCCACGCCAATCCCGATCCCCAGCTGACACCTGAACCCGCGCCTTCCGATATCGCGGTCGGGTCGCTGGTGGCCATCAAAAACGGGACGACATACTACTACCCGGGCAGCTTGAAGATTCCGTCATGGGTGATCTCGGATTATTACCACGGAGTGACGCAGGTCACTTCTGGTGGCAAGCCGGTAGTTAAGGGCGGTAAAACCTGCGTGCTCCTCGGTAAAAAAGTCAAAAAGTCGGGCGGATCCGAGGAAGCGGGCATTAACACATGGGTGGATAAGGATGTCCTATCGCAGGTTGTCGACGGTCAGACTGAAGAAACCTATACCGTCTACACAGTGGCTAAGGGCGATTCCCTTTGGCGCATCGCGCAAAAGATGCTCGGAAGCGGTGCCCGATACCCGGAGATCATGTCCCTGAACGGACTATCCTCAACGTCCATTCATGCCGGGCAGGTTCTTAAAATTCCAAAGTAAGGCTGGGGCGGCTTGAAAGGAGCCGCCCCCTCTTTTTCTCCATGGAGGTGATTGTTGTGACCGGAGAACAAAAACGGCACATACAGGAAATGCGGCTGCAGGGCTTGAGTTATACGAAGATCGCCAATTCACTCGGTCTTCCCGTGAGTACGGTAAAATCACACTGCTGGCGTAATAACCTGCCTATCTACAATGCTTCCAAAGATACGGAAAACAATGATGACAAAGAACACTGTAAACAATGCGGCAGGCGTCTTGAGCAGACGCCGAAAAGCAAGCCTAAGTCTTTTTGCAACGACCTATGCCGTCATGCGTGGTGGAGCGCCCACCGTGATAGGCTGAACCGTAAGGCAATTTACCACATGTCGTGTGCGCATTGCGGTAAGCCGTTTGACAGCTATGGCAATAAGACCCGTAAATACTGCTGTCACACCTGCTACATTGCAGACCGGTTCGGGAAGGAGGCGCGCCAGTGAACACAATCACAATGACTGCGGAACAGTTTGACCGCGAGAAAAACTATGGTGCGGCTATTTCCCTTGCCAAAACGCTGCTTTTCAAGGGGCTGATTACCGAGAAAGAGTACGATAAAATTGATAAAATTCTCATCGGCAAATATCGGCCAATTATCAGTGGCCTGCGGGTAAAATTGCCTTGATGTCTTGCCGTTCTAGAGGTACTATCAGTCCTCCAAAGGGGGATGATACAATGCCTTTTTATAAATCAAACGTAGGCATCGTAAAACATGACATCTCTGTGATCTTTTTGATCCAAACCAGCAGAGAGCATTGTAACGAAATGGATTTCCAAATGTTAAGAGTACAAAACAGTTTGGGAACAAGGGTGGCATGTAACGTGCTGCCCTTGTTGTTTTACGGAGGTGAACTGTCATGATTCAGGAACAGAAACAGCGTATACAGGAAATGCGGCTGCAGGGCTTGAGTTATACGAAGATCGCCAATTCACTCGCTCTCCCCGTGAGTACCGTAAAATCGTACTGCTGGCGTAATAACCTGCCTGTCCACAATGCTTTCAACGTTACGGTGAAAGAAGAAAATAAGGGTCAATGCAAACAATGTGGCAAGCGCCTGGAGCAGACGCCGAAAAGCAAGCCTAAGTCTTTTTGCGACGACCAGTGCCGCCATGCGTGGTGGAGCGCCCACCGTGATAGGCTGAACCGCAAGGCAATATATCATATGTCGTGCGCGCACTGCGGCAGGCCGTTTGACAGCTATGGCAATAAGACCCGCAAATACTGTTGCCATGCCTGCTACATCAAAGGCCGGTTTGGGAAGGAGGCGCGCCAATGAACACATTTATCACGATGACTAAGGAACAGTTTGAACGGGAGCTGAACTATCAGGTCACCATTTCTGTCGCTAGAATTTTAATTATGCACGGGTTGCTAAACGCCAGAGAGTTCGGAAAAATTGATACAATTTTAATTAAAAAGTATCGGCCAATTATCGGCGGTCTGCAGATAAAATCGTCTTGATGTATGTGTCATTCAGAGGTATCATGTCCCCCAGAAAGGAGGGATTTTTATGCGAAGCATCACGAAACTCGAACCTTCGGCACCGCAAATACCAGCGCGAAAGTGCGTGGCGGCTTACGCCCGGGTTTCCAGCGGCAAGGACGCTATGCTCCATTCGTTATCCGCGCAAATCAGTTATTACAGCGCAATGATCCAAAAACGGCGCGATTGGGAATATGTCGGCGTATATGCTGATGAGGCGCTCACCGGCACTAAAGACGAAAGGCCGGAATTTCAGCGGTTGATGAACGACTGTAGAAACGGGCTGATCGATATGGTCATCACCAAATCCATCGCACGATTTGCGAGAAACACGGTGACCATGTTGGAGGCGGTGCGGGAACTGAAGTTGCTCGGCGTCGACGTGTATTTTGAAAAAGAGAACATTCACTCGATCAGCGGGGATGGCGAGGTAATGCTCACCATCCTCGCTTCATATGCGCAGGAAGAAAGCCGGTCGGTTTCCGAAAACTGCAAATGGCGTATCCGGAAGCGGTTTAAAAACGGCGAGCTGGTCAGCCTGCGGTTCATATTCGGTTATCGCATCGTGAAGGGCGACGTGAAGGTATATGAAAAGGAAGCCGCCATCGTCCGCATGATTTTTGACGATTATATCGGCGGCATGGGCGGCAGTAAAATCGCCCAAAAACTCAGGGCAATGGATATTCCCGCCCTGCGCGGCGGCACATGGGACAGTGAACGCGTGGTGGCCATCGTTAAGAACGAGAAATATGCTGGGAATGCGCTTCTGCAGAAAAAGTATGTAACAGACCATCTGACTAAAAAAGAAGTCTGGAACAAAGGAGTTCTCCCCATGTATTTCGCGGAAGGCACCCACCCCGCTATCATCGATGCGGATACCTTTGAAAAGGCGCAGGCCATTATGGAACAGCGCAGGCAGCGCTTTCGGACAAAGAGTGATACGCCGAATCGTTACCCGTTCAGCGGGAAAATCCTGTGCGTCAATTGCGGTAAGAACTATAAGCGCAAAACCGCAAACGATAATTTTTATTGGAATTGCTCCACTTACCTGCAGGAAGGAAAAGCGACCTGTCCCGCAAAACAAATTCCCGAGGATACTCTGTATACTGTTACGGCGGAGGTGCTCGGAATTCAAGTGTTCGACGCGGAGATTTTTGCCGAGCGGGTTTCAGAGATTCAGGTGCCGGAAAACAACCGGCTCCTTTTTATTTTCCGCGATGGGCGCAGGGTGGAAAAGATATGGCAGGATAAATCCCGCAGGGACAGTTGGGATGACGCGATGCGTCAGGCGGCGCGGGAGCAGCAGATTGAAAACCTGAAAAGGAGGAACCGCGAATGAGTACGGCACGGGCGGTGACAGTGATACCGCCAACCATTACCCGCCTTCAAAATAACATATTGCGCATGCATGTTAAAAAGCGCGTGGCCGCTTATGCGCGGGTATCGACCAACGACGAAGAACAGCAAACGAGCTATGAGGCACAGATCGATTACTATACCCAGCATATAAAGTCAAACAGCGATTGGGAGTTCGTGGAGGTTTACACGGACGAGGGTATTTCGGGCACCAACACGAAGAAGCGCGACGGTTTTAAGCGCATGATACAGGACGCTCTCGACGGAAAAATCGACCTGATCCTCACCAAATCGGTTAGCCGGTTCGCCCGAAATACGGTGGATACCCTGACTACGGTGCGCCAACTCAAGGAAAAAGGCGTGGAGGTTTATTTCGAGAAAGAAAACATCTACACGCTGGACAGCAAGGGCGAGTTGCTCATTACCATCATGAGTTCACTGGCGCAGGAAGAAAGCCGCAGCATTTCGGAAAACGTCACATGGGGACAGCGGAAGCGATTTGCGGATGGTAAGGTGAGCCTGCCCTACAAACAGTTCCTTGGATACGAAAAGGGGGCGGACGGGTTACCGAAGATTGTGGAGTCGGAGGCCGAAATAGTCAGGTTGATATATAAGCTGTACTTACAGGGAAAAACGCAGAATTTCATAGCACGGCATTTGACGGAAAAGGGCATCCCCACCCCGGGAGGTAAGCAAAAATGGAATGTCTCGACAATTCTGAGTATCCTGCAGAACGAGAAGTATAAGGGCGACGCAGTTTTACAGAAGCGCTTCACGGTGGATTTTCTCACTAAAAAGACTAAAGTCAATGAGGGTGAGGTTCCGCAATATTACGTTGAGAATTCGCACTCGGCCATCATAGAGCCGGAGGTTTTCGATATGGTGCAGGCTGAAATCAAGAGGCGCAAGCCTATGGGGCGGCGGCAAAGTGGTGTGGTCGGTTTTTCAAGTAAAATCGTCTGCGGTGAGTGCGGTGGCTTTTATGGCTCCAAGGTGTGGCATTCCACGGATAAATACCGACGTACCGTCTGGCAATGCAATAACAAGTTCAAAAACGGGACGCGCTGTAAAACGCCCCATCTTTCGGAGGAAGCGTTGCAGCGGGCATTCGTCGAGGCATTCAACCGGGTCGTTGAGGACAAAGCCCGGATCATCGAGGATTTCGAGGCGATCATCGGGGTTCTTATGGATACCGCCGCGCTGGATAAGGAAAGCGCAAAGTTGCGAGATGAATGTGCGGTGGTCATGGAGCTTATCCGCAGATGCGTGGAAGAAAACGCCCATTCCGCGATGGATCAGGACGAATACCAGGAACGTTATAACGGATTAGTTGCGCGGTATGAAACGGCCAAGAACCGACTGGATGCCATTTCGGATGAAAAGCAGGCACGTGGGGTCAAGCGTGAAAGCATATCGCTGTTCCTCGCTGACCTTCGTCAGCGGGACAGCATTGTCGAGGCTTTCGATCAGGAATTATGGTATGCCACCGTAGATACAGTTATGGTGGCTTCGACTGGCATCCTCACATTTTTATTCAAAAACGGCATGGAACTTAAAGTACAAGTATAA